CAGTTGCTAAGATGAAGAAGGCTCCAGTGCTTACTGACGCCTTCCCTCACTTGAAGAACAAGTTAATGTCTGCGGGACAATTCCAGTCTCCAGCAAGTCTTCTTGAGGAAGAATCCTACTCACTAGAGGTAGAGGAATCCATGAAGGACGTGACCAAACGGACTCCAGAGGTCGTTGAAGCCGCTGCCCAGTATGGTGCTGGCAAGATCACTTTAGATGAGTATAACGAGATCGTCGCCAAGGCAGACCCTATCGAGCCATTTACTGAGGTTCCTGCCGCAGCAACTGAAGAGGAGATCATAGGCGCTTTAAAGAAGGACAAGGTTCCGTTCGTCGGCACAGAGAACTTCACTCGCACGCTCAGTAGCGGTGATCGTGTAGGCGCTCGTCTTGATATACCCGCATACAAGAATCACGGCGTGTGGGTGGCATCTGTCCATGAGCCACGCAGCGGAGTATCGACTGGCGGGGCTGGGGCTAAGGTCGGATACGTTCCAACAGTTCGACTGAGCAACGTGAACTTTGCGACCAACCCATTTGTGGCTTTCAAGATCGCAACAGGACAGAGCGATAAAACCACCATCGCAACCGTAGAGGGGGACTGGGTAGAGCAGTCAGGTGGAATGTCTGAAGCTGAAGCCAAGGACGTCTTCAACGACCCAAGCTGGGTGCAGGTCGGGATGAACCCATTCCGTCACAGTTATTTCTACGACCGCAGCCGCAACACTGGAGCGCCAGTGGTATCAGCGGAGGAAGTCATCCAAGTCGGCGGTCTGGTTCTAGCTAAGAACCCAGTTTACGCACCAAAGAACGACCCTAGGTTTAAGATCATGCAGGGCAAGATCAAGCCTGCTGCGCTTGAGCGAGCTGGTGTCACCGACTTAGATGCAACATTCTCACTAGAGCAGGATGCCGCCTACTTATCAGCAGTAGAGTCCGACAACATGGAAGCCGCACAGGAGATGGTGGACGAGCAGGCCCGTATGCGTGGGTATAATCCACTAATGCGATTGTTTCACGGCACTAAAAAGCGTTTCGATAAGCTTAAAAGCACACGCGATCCCAATGGGCTGATCTACTTTTCTACTAACGAGGAGATGGCACAGACATACCCTAGAGGTAGCGGCGGCCACAGAACACCTGAGGCTGATGTTCAAGCTAGAATTGACAACGCTCGACTCAAGAGTCGGGAATACACCAACCCAGCATTTGAAAAGCTAGAGGCAGAATACGGCAACGACATCCCAATGAATTTGGCAGACGAAGTGTTCGCCAAAGAAAAGGAGATCCAGCGGTCGCTACTTGATGGCATGACGGTTCCTGAGGCTGACATGGGCATGGGCATTCGTGTTATCGGTGGATACATTAAAGCCAAGGATATCTTTGAGCCATCCAACTGGAGAGAGTTCAAGGACGTCATCATGGAATCCATAGGCGTAGAGTCCGAGGCAGAAATCCTTCCTCAAATGATGGATGCTATTGAAAGCGGAAACTACATCATCTGGGAAAAGAAAGCGGTAGTCGATGCTGTCCTCAGCAAGTATGACGCGATGACTATCCAAGAGACATCTGGCAAGCCAGCGGAAACAATAGCTTTTAGAGATCCATCCCAGATCAAGTCTTCCGACCCAGTAACATATGATGCCGACGGCAACGTCATACCACTTTCAGAGCGATTCGACCCAACACGTGACGAGGTCAACTACTCACTAGAGCCACTCTCCGAGCAGGACGCAGATGCAGAGGCTACAGTAGCCGCTGAAGAGCGCCAGTCACGCACACCAGAGCGTCAGGCATTCATCGACTACCAGCGTGAGCTGCGCAGGACACAGCTTGACAACACTGAGGAGGAGAAAGAGAAGCTCCAGAAGCTGTTGCAAGTTGCTACAGATGCAGACGAGATCGAGGCACTCAAGCAAGCGGGCGACGAGAAGATCATCCGTGTGGTTGAACAGAAGGTTAAACAGATCCGCAAGCAGGCTGCTGAACGTGAGGACGTCACAGAGTCCGTGAAGGCCCTTGAGAGGCTCATCAACAGCCCTGAAGTCCCAATGGAGGTCAGAGCGCGTATGCGTGGGTTCGGTCGCTTAGCGGAGCGTAAGACGACACAAGGCAAAGCGCGCTGGGTTGAGCAGATGGCCAACAAGCTAGAGGCTGAGATCGACAGACATTATCGGACACGCAACGTCCGCACACTTCGCAGCCTACTGCGTCCCTTCGCAACTGAGTATGCACCAAACCGCAGAAAGCTCAGAGAGCGAGTAGGCGAGGAGGCACGTGCTGACCTTAACTTTGCACAGCGACTACTCAACAACAGCGAGGCAACCCCACCAGAGGGCATGACAGACGAACGTCGTGACGAACTTGTGGACATCTTCGGTGACGTGGGTAACCGCCAGTCGAACCCTACCCGCGTAAAGGCTGCACTAGAGATCGCTGGCAGTATTGCCAAGGGCGGTCGCACTTCACGTGACGACTTCAAGGAAAATCGCAGGCAGCGCAACGAGCAGGTCGGTGACTTAGTTCGTGAAGAGGTCTTGAACGGTGAGGAGGCAATGGGCAAGTCCCAGATTGCGGCACGTGAGAAGCAGCGAAACGTATTCAAGAAGGGCTACAACTATATGCGCTCACGGCTCATCCGTGGCATGGAAGGCTTCCAGCAGCAGCTCAACAAGATGGACAGTGTCAAGGGAGGTATCCTTGAGGATCTATTCCTGCCAGCAGTCTACCAAGCAGACCAAAACGAAAAGGCACTCAACCGTGAACACGTGGAGCGTGTCAACGAAGACTTCAAGACAGTTCTCGGAACAGATGACAGGCAAGCAGCATCTTGGTATAAGAACAGCCATGAGCTTCACGACACAGACATCGAGTGGATTGAGGACAGGGCAATTGGAATGGAGAAGCGCACGATCAGCAAGCAGCAAGGTGTTGCGCTATTCATGCAGTGGCTCGACCCTTCCCTCCGTTCTACGTTCTCCAACATGGGGATCAACGAGTCAACCATCGAGCAGGTCAAAGAGTTCATCGGTGAGATCGGTGTTTCCGAGGCTTACTACTTCCGCGAGAGATACGCAGAGATGGGTATCAAGTTGAATGCCAAGCACATGGAGGTCGAGGGCATCCCTCTAGACATGATCGACGGTTACGGTGGACGTGCGCGTCGCATCAACTCTGTCGGCTCAAGACAGGATGACATGCAAATGTTCTCAACGAACTCCGCTGGCCGTCCAACAGTTAAGTCTGGCAGCATGAAGGAACGGACAAACTCTACTGACTACCTTATATTCCAAGACGCTGCGATGGACTTCTCGGCACACGCCAAGGAGGTCAACCACTACATCAGCCACGCAGAGCTAGCCAAGAACCTGTCTGCCGCTTTCCTTAACAATGCCAGAGCGAGAAACGCCATCACACAGAAGCATGGTGCTGACTTCTACGAGTCGCTACGGGATCAGGTTGAGGCTATCATTGAGGGAGATCCAAAAATTACCAACAAGACCGATAGGGACTGGAACAGGATACGCTCAAACGTAACCAAGGCTCAGTTGATGGCTAAGCCTGCCATCCTCATCAAGCAGCTCACATCTGCACCAGCTTTCGTCGAGGAGATCGGGCCAGTAGCGTACGCAAAAGCAGCCGCATCCCTTACGCGCAATGCCCGTAAGTTTATGCCAATGATCTGGGGCAGTGAATACGTGAAGAACCGTATGAGCAACTCCCAGTTCGCTGACATCCAGCAGCAACTCGACCAGCGTGACAACACGCTCAAGGGACTGCGCTGGGATGACTACGCAATGATGAACGTTAAGTGGGGTGACATCGGTGCTGTCATCGCAGGTGGCGCTCCAGTTTATGTCCACGCATACAACGAGGCTAAGGCTGCTGGCATGACAAACGATCAGGCACAGACCAAGGCTGAGGAAGTATTCGGTCTTGCTTCAGAGCGAGCGCAGCAGTCCAGTGCTACACACGCCAAAGGTGCGTTCCTTAGGGGCAAGGGGGCAGCTCGTACGTGGTTCATGTACCTGACATCACCTCTCCAGTATCAGCGCAACGTCAACACTGGCATTGCCAACCTCGTAGCTAATGTCTTTGAGAAGAAGGCTGGCCGCAAGTCTGATGTCAAAAAGGCTGCCAACCAAGCACTTAGGGCAATCGTCATCTATCACGTCATACTGCCGCAGATATTCCAAGCGGTCGCTTCTGGCCTAGTGGGCTTTACGGATGACGAGGACTACATCAAGGAGCAGTTCTGGGCAAAGCAGCGACGTGCAGCCTACGCAGGCAACCTTAACGCCATCCCACTGGCTGGTCAGTTGATCACGGTTCTCGCTAACTTAGCTGCTGGGACTGGTGAAAGCTGGGACTCCTCGGGGTCTCCAATCATTGACCTAGTCGGTGAAATTAAGCAGGACTTCGAGAAGGCAGTTAAGAATGGTGATGACCTGAGCAAATGGCTCGAGCTGAGTTCAAGTGCTGGATTAGCCGCAGGTATTCCCGTTAAGACCATCAACAACTACTACGACGCCATCACGGACATCTCCGAGGGCAACACTGAGCATCCCTTCCTCCGCGCAGGTGGCTGGTCTAAATGGTCAATCTTCGAGGACTAAAAGTATTAATTTGTAAAGAGGCGACTCTCGCCTCAGATTCAACCCAACCCCATATATTATGTTAAATTTCACAACAGGTTCAACGCCAGCAGTATCAACAGTAAACGGCACTAAGTTCGTAGCAGTCGAGGGCGACCTCGGCACGTCAGTCACCGTAGAGTGGAGCGAGAACGGCGTAGACAAGTGGCTTCCACTGGTCAGCGAGGTCAACGTCCCAGCGGCACTTACGACCGCACAGGGCGTCTTGTACACGACTGGAGCAGGCAATGTGCGTCTGACTATGGTCGGCACGGGTAACTGCAACTACGCTATCACAGACATCCGCCAACGCTAAGTATGATCTCTGGCACAATAACATCCACCATAAGCACAACACTTCGACCAACTATACCAACGTCGGCTGGTGGATCGGTGGTTGGAGCATCACTTTCTTTCAACGGACAGCCATTGGTTTTCAATGGCACTAACTTAACTTACAACGAGGCATGAGCATTGATCTAGGAAACGCACCAGTAGGAACACCACCTACCCTCACAGAACAGGCACAACTGCGCGAGTCGTTCGGGCTTGGAACATCAAACTTCACTCTTGCCGCCAAAAGATCAACACCAATAAGCTTTGAAGATATTGGGATTGTGGCTAATTTCTCTGAGAGTGCGGGGGGAGACATGAACGGCATCCCGTATGACTCGACATATTTAAATCACCTACTGCAAAACTCCGCACAGATTGCAGTATGGGACGCAACACCACCAGAGGATGCAGGGCAACAGCTCGCCGCTGCTAGATACACATGGGTAACTAGCGGAGCGCCAACTGATTTGAGATTCTATGAGAGCATTAGCGGCGGGGCAACTCCGTTCTTAAAGTCGGATAACTTTTTATCATCGGTTCAAAGCTTTGCGGTTACAAGTACTCTGTCAAAGTATCTTACCCAGCAACACCGTGGCGACTACGTAATTCCCCAAGGGTCCACAAGCAAAGTGCCAATAGCAACACTGAACCTTGAGGCGGGTCGAGACCATTATCTTGAATACGAAATCCTTTGCTTCTACGCTCAGGGCGGCCCAGCGTTTGACCCTGAGTTTTTGCTAACTTCCGCCACTGCTGGAATGGATGTGCAATTATCAATTAGTGCGGTCAACGAAACAACCATGCACAACACAGCGTCCCAATGGCGCAGCGGGTGGACTGCTCGGTCGTGGGACATATCGGCGGCCAGCAATTACAATTCAACATACACATCTTTCGGCACAATCGGAAGTGAGTTGGGTTTTGCTGATGGGCGTCCATACTCAATTAGGTACATTGTAAAAGCGCGGCTAAACTCCACGGAGACTACTGACTGCACTCTCAATTACTACAACTCATCTGGGGCCAACGATAGCTTAATCGACATCATGTCCTTTAAATTCCAATAAACACACTGTCACAGTTGGTGATCTATCATCTTATACAACCTATTAACAATGCAGGATATTCTTTACAAATCAACCATAGGCACAGGGGGCTTTGTCGCTACCATCGAACTGGGAAATCTTCATGCATTATCTGGAACACTTGCTGGTCTTGCCACTTTTGTGTACATGACTATTGCAGCTATTAAGCTTATTAAAGAACTACGGAACAAATAATCATGGCATACTCATCAATCACCTACGCAGACAAAGTCGAGAACAACGGAGCAACTCCAGCTGGACGCTTCGGTGCTGACGACCTTAATGAGATCAAGACAGTAACCAACGCCAACGGAGCAGACTTCGACGGGCGTATTGATGCGCTTGAGGCTGGTGGCGGTGGCATTAACAACCTGACATCCAGCGGTCACGTAGGAGACGGTACTACGGTCACCTTCCCTTTGAGCTTCACCCCACAGACAGAGGTTCCCCAAGCTTTCGTTGTAGGCATTGACGGCGTCCTGCAGTCCCCTATAGACGCTTACACGGTGTCCACGACCACAGACGCCATCACGTTCTCTAGCGCACCACCAGTGAACGCTGAGATCGTTGTAAGCACAGCGAACGTTCTTACTGGTACTGACATCAGCGCCAGCACTATAATCGCCACAGGCTCCACCACCACTCGGCTGCTTACTGACCGCTTCGCTGATACAGTGAACGTCAAGGACTTCGGTGCTGTGGGCGACGGGGTGACAAATGATACGGTTGCTATTCAGGCGGCGCTGGACTCCCTTGACGGTGTAGGTGGCGTAGTGGTCGTCCCTGCTGGAAAATATAAATGCACGGCATCCCTGTTGATACCGAGCGGTGTCATCCTGCAGGGTGCTGGCATCGGTATGTGGGACACCGTGTTTCATAATAGGCCGAAGCAGTGGTCAGGTACTTCCTTGTTGTTTGCAGGTGCTGGTGCTAAGACGGAGTCCTTTGACGCTATCACTGACCAGCCTGTAACTGGAGGCTGGCGAGTTGATGGTGGTGACACCTACAAGTTGTCGAACTGGATGAACTCCGATGCTTCTGGTACAGTGAAGGCTACTCCCAAGCTCTTCTCTGCGGCAGTCACGCACAAGCAGGTATCCGAAGGCGAAACCTTTCCTGCATACTGGGGCATGTCTAACATTCGTATTGCTCCTTGGATGGGAGCTGACGGATATTCAGACTATTCAGACATTGGGAACACTTCCCTCGGTGATGACTGGGACGTAGGTGTTTACTCAAACGGCTCCCAGTACGAATCATTTAATAATGTGCAGGTCGTAGGCTACTGGCGGGAGGCTGCCATACTCCGTGTTCAATCTGGACTAGCCCAGTATACGCAGGGCGAGCGTGGTTCCTTTAGGGGAGTGCAGGCACAGGGGTATCGAGGTCTAGTTCTCCGCGCTGACGACTACACTCCAACTACGAACGTGACAAGTTCCACGTTAGAGATCCCGTGGCACGATTCCCATTTTTGGCCCACATCAGGCTACTTTGAGTTGACAGGTGGTGCTGACTATCAATACACAGGACTTTCCTATGCTGGCGACAAACTTACATTTACAGGAGTGACTCCTGCCCTGCCTGCTGGAAATACCCTGATGCGACCCAATAAGCGAGGTACAGGTATCGCAGGTTCTATATTTGAAAACAGCTACGTGTCGGGACTGTGCCATGTATCGGGTCAATTAGCCACATCTTTAGGGTTCTCTGAAGCAGGGGCGGCTTTTGAGATGAGCGGATTCCCTTTGCGTGGATATGTGTTTAATAACTTCAAAACACAGAACGCAAACGGCGAGCCATTTAATGCTTTCATAGGTGCTTGCGACGATGCCCAGTTTCTTAACTGTCAGTTTGAGACAGGGGTTGTTATCGCATCTCCTCGAGCATCAGATCAAGTATGGGCAACCTATGCTGGGGGGGTGGAGACTACCGACTTAAGAATGATCTCCCAAGTATGGTCTTCGTCGGACAAGTCATTATTTACTCCACGGACTTATTTTGACCTATTTGATACGTTCAACCCGCTCGACTCCTTCGCGCATGAGAACGTAATGACCACACAAGTAGGACGGCAGCGTGTGTTTAAGAAAGCAGCGGGGCAGAGTCTTTTCTTTCGAGATGCTGACAACTCGAACATATTAAGTCTCTACGATTCTAAGAACGTGGAATCGGCTGCCAATATCACTTCTGGGATGGAGTTGGTATGCGGCACGAACGTCAGGCCCCGTGTAGTTGCCGATGGTTCTAGCGGAGGCACGGTAGGGTCTCCAGCTTATGGGTTCGAGCATATCTACCTATATGACTCAGGGACTCTATCGAACCGCAAGGTGTCTCTAGTGAACGGGGTCTTTGTTGTAGCATAGCTAAATAATATCAACTTAAAAAATAAATTATGTCATACTCAGCAATCACTTACACAGACAAGGTCGAAAACGGCGGAACCACAGCCGACGGTCTTGTATCGTCTGCCAACCTCAACGAGGTCAAGGCTGCTGTAAACTTCAACGGTGCTGATGCCGACGGTCGCCTCGGCGTGCTGGAGGCTTTTCAGCCTACCTATGCCACCGTATCAATAGATGGCCTCATCTCGGCAACCGTCACGGGGGTTAATTTACCCTCAGGAGACGTCACCATGTCGTTACCTGCAGCGGCTAGTGTTGCGAACCGTCACTTCACGGTAAAGCGCCTCACCAATGGGCTTAATGTGTTGACCATCACATCCACCGATCTGATTGATTCTAATGCCAATGACATTGTCTTGGGGATCATCCACGAGTCCATCACGTTTTACAGTGACGGCACAAATTACATCATAGTTGAACGCAATACTGCTGCGTATGCTTCCATCTCAACAGTTTCACCAGCAACTTTTGCGGCAACCACAAGCCCTCTAAAGCTCGACACTTGGGACACCAACGTAATTAGCACTGCTGGACGCATTACGGCTGACGAAGCCAACAATCTGGTTAATGTTATTTATGCATCGGGAGATGAGTTTGACAGAATCAAGATTTCAGCGGAGATAAGCATCGAGCTTGCTTCCAATGTCATCGCTAGCTTTCAAATTTATTACGCGGGATCGCCGATTGGCCATCCGTTCTCAATTAACGGACTTGGTACTGGGAAGCCCACGACTATGCCAATCCAAGCCATCCATAGCGCGACAGGTGTTGGTTCTATAGAATTATGGGTCTCAACTGACGCTACTGCTAACATTACCATCAACTCGGCTTTACTATACGTTGAATCTCTGTCTGAATAAATTATGGCCTACAGTAAAACAACCAAGAAAGCGGTGAAGAAAGTAGCTAAGAAGAAGGCCACTAAGAAGCCCGTGAAGGCTTCCGCGGAGAAAAAGCAGGTCAATACCCCTGCAAAACCCTCAAAGCCCGTACAGGGCATCTCAGAGGCAGTACGGGGCAAGCTAAGCAAGCCACGCCCCAGAGCCGTTCGACCAACGGACAACCGCAAGGTGTCATCTTCCTACGCCAAGAGCAATCCACGTAAACGTCAACCCAACATCATCGGATGACCAGAACTAAAGCCCAACTCCTTTTTTTCCTAGCAGTTGCGGCAATTTTGTTTTTATCGGGCTGTGCCTATAAGGGGGACGTCTTCATCTACTCTCCACAGGGAGCAGGCAACGTCATAGAAAAAGCTGTCTCGACAGACGCTGATATTGATGTTCCACTACTCCCATGAGCGCACATTTCTTCAACGAACTGGACGCCTCTATTTCTCACAAGCTAGAGGGAGGAGACTATATCCGCACAGTAACTCTTAATGAGGCGCTCGTCTTCTACACCGATAGCGGTGACGAAATTGAAGTGCCAGCAGGGTTCGAGAGTGACGGGGCAAGTGTCCCCAAGGCATTTTGGTCAAGGTTTCCACCCTTCGGTAAATACCTAGCCGCTGCGGTCGTACACGACCTCCTCTGCGTCCAAGGACACAAGTGCGAGTGCGTGTACGACTCTACAGAGGCTGCTGACATCTTTAAGCAGGCAATGCTCGTCTGTGGCGTCGGTAAGTTCAAGGCTTGGAAGATGCACTTCGCTGTCAGATGGTTCGGGCCGAGGTGGACTAAGCGTCCGTCATCGTCTGATGTGTCACCTCAAAGTTAATCTGGGCGGTGGCTAGGATACCGTTGCGGCACTTGACCTGTTGCACGGTCTGCCAATACACGTTCTGGCCATCCTCCTGCACCTGACCGCTCTTGTTGCGCTCTGGTCGCTCCAGTCTCCAGAAGATCGTGGCGTCATTGAAGATCGCACGTGACTCTCTGGCAAATCCATCCTCATTGAGCTGAGTGCCGCTAAATGCAACACACTTGAGGCTCTTCTGTAGGCGCTGGATGCCACCTGACATTGCGGCCACCTCAGTCTCACGGTTGCCCTTAGTCTTACCCGATGAATCCATGATCTGGATATAGTCAACGCATAGGATGTCAATCTTGCCACACTTCGCAGCAATCTCACGGCAGCGTGTCTGCACACCTTCAAGGGATTCAGGTGAATCGAACAGGAACAAGCGCTTGTCGGTCTCTTCCTTGAGCATATTCAAGCACCTGAGGTACAGGGTCTGCTTCCTACCTTCAACTGTGTTGAGAGGCTGGCGTGTGTTGATCTTAGCGTAGGAGCAGGCTGTGTTGTGCCAGAAGTCTTCCTTAGATGACTCAAGCAGGAACGCAGCGATGACCCAATCCTTGTGCTTGAACAGGTTGTGGACGATGATCTGACGTTTTAACGCTGACTTACCACGTGAGGATGGGGCTGCGATAATGATGTTGTTGTCCTTCCGACGGCGGTCGATGTAGCCGAGGGTCTCGTCGAGCTGCTTCATGCCAGTGTGGACACGAAACTCCTCAGGGATACGCTCTTCCTCGCCAGACAGCTCCTTCATCTTCTGACCAATGAAGTCCACGATCTCCTCCTTGGCCGTCTTATCGTCGTCCGCAAGAGTGAGGGTAGATATCTCGTTCATCGGCTCAGAGATGGCCGACTTGATATCCTCAGAGGACGCCAGTGGCTTCTGGAGGTTCTCCAGCATACTGCGTGTGGCGTGGATCATCTTACGCTGTAGGAACAGGTTCTTCACGTTGCGCATGGCTGATACCCATGTGGCCGTGTAGACCATTGGCAACGCCATGAGCATCGACATCGCTGTGTCCACATCCATGCGGGCCTTGGCCATGTTAGCCTGAAGGACTGGCAGCACAGACAGCTCTTCGATATCTTGACCAGCATCGAACACCGAGCGGATGGACTCGAAGATGATCTGGTTGTCGGCTGAGTAGAACCAGTCCTTGGTAATACCTTCGCCAATGATCGAGGCTGCGTCGTGCTGTAGCATCTGTCCAAGGATTGTGTTCTCGGACTGGAGGCTGTGAGGGTGGTTGTTGGTGTTATTCATGTGTGTGTGTTCGGTATTTAGGTTAGCTCCAGACAGTAGGTTTGGAGATCTTTCGTTGTGCTGTGGTGTGTTGGTGACTCCAGTTTGATGCCTTGTCAAGCTCTCCGCTCAAATTATTCAAAAGAGTTGAGAGAGTCTTGCGGGCGTAGGTCTTATCCTGCGGTGCAGCATAGAAGTCTTCTAGCTCAGTCCACTCACGGTCGGTCATGTCAGCTACGATACCTTTGGCGGATGCCCAAGCGGATAGCTCAGCCTTGTCCATGGGAGTCGTGACACGTTTACCGAATAGCTTCTCGATGCGAAGTTGATCTTCAGATTTGAAAGGAATAGACCTCTCTTTTATATTTGAGTTTTCTATCTGTGTTTTATCATTTGGTATAGGTTGGACAGAACTGGTTAATCGATTGGACAAATCTGGTGTATCGATTGGACAAATCTGGTGTATCGATTGGACAGAATTGGTTAATGAGTCTAGGAGCGGGCTAGAGTACCATTTGGTCTTATCGTACCCAGCCTTATTGTAGCAGCCAGACTCAATTGCACCCTGTCCTTCTAGGCTTAAGAGTATCCTTGCGATCTTACGCTCTTTCCAAAATGGAAACAGTTCAGCGAATGCTGATGCAGAGTTGAATGTCCAAACCTTACCGTCATGGATATTACTGCCATTAGCCTTATTCTTAGCTAGCCAGAACAGGAGATTGTGAAGCATCACAGCCTCGTCGAGTCCGTATTGAACTGCGTGTTGAGTGTTGAATGAGTAGTTCATGATTATTTAGCTCCGTGTAGAGGGTGGTAGCCGTATTTGACCTCAGCGGCCTTGCGTACGGCAGTGGCTTTCGCTAGGGTCTTAAATGTACCGAGGGCAAGGTTCTTGCCTTCCGCTCTAATGCGAACCCTCCAAGTTGTTGCCTTCTTTCCTGCGTACGCGATAACCCCAGAAACGCCTGTCTTATTTGTTTTTCTCAACGAGTTGTTTTTGGCCTGATCTTCGTAGGATGCATCTCGAAGGTTAGACAGTCTATTATCTAGCTTGTCGTGATTAATGTGATCTACCGTCAAATTGAAGTGCGGTGTGATGATCTTGTGGATTTGCTTCTGTTTTCCATTGAAGTTTGTCTGTGCGTAACCTGCTCCATTGTCGGAACAGCGACCAATTCCTCGGTCAAGTAAATCAAGCCAGACGTCGAGGTCTATCTTCATCTCCGCCTTGGGGAACTTTTTAGTGGAGATATCGACTACTGCCATTGTGCCGACTTGCTTGTATGTGTTGAACATTCTCTTTTTCATAATCTATGTGGGCCAAAAAAAGGCCGCCCCAGTTTAAGCTCTAGGACGGCCTCACATAGAGTGTTCATTAATTAGACGAACGGAAAGGTCTGTAAATCTCAGCGGCTTAAAGCGGATTAGAACACCATTAAGCACTAGCTGAATCGGGCTGTCAAGCGTATTTGAAAATAAAACAGCGCCACCCCCGAAAGGATGACGCTGAACTATGATAACCGAACGACACACACTTGCCGTAACTCAGAGAATGACAGCCATCTCACCTCGGTCAATAAGTTTTTTTTCACTTTTATTCGATTTAGGGGTTGACCTATATAGTTCTGCCCCTAAGTTCAGTTGTATCGAAGCGATTACCGCAACGAACAACAACCAAAAAACACACATTATGAAGAACTTCACACAACTACTCACCAAACTCCGCTCGGACATCAAAGATGCATCCGACCGTCACGAACTCAGCGACCTCATGGAAGCACTCGAAGCAATCAATGAGGAGTTTCACGACAACACCTCCGATGAGGAGTTCGCCATCTACAATAAATGCGAAGCTGAGGCTGCCACAGCCAGTCGCTTCCTCGCCGACGAATACGCTCAAGAAGAGCGCGAAGAAATGATCGATCAAATGCGATACGAGTCATTCAGCTCACAACGATAACCACCAGCACACATATATAATGAAACATAAGAAGAAATTTAAAGAGTTAAGCTTCGAAAAGAGGTGTTCAATTGTTGAATCTATGAACGACCCCCATGGGGATATTGAATACAGGTCGATGGTGCAAGACCGTCGAAACAATAAATTGAGAAAGGATAGAGTCAGGAAAAATGCGCTTTCAGCGATAATGAAAATGCGAAACATCTAAGAGACATTCCTTTCACAACGATAACCACCAACACACAATACAATGAAATCATCCGTAAAATCAGCAATATCTGAGGCCCTAGAGGTCGCATTCACAGCAAAAGAACGTGGGCATGAGTGCTCCGTTAATTTCATGTCAGTGAACGACTCCCTTGAGATCATCTACTACCCGAACGGCTTCTGCACTGAGACCGCTCAGTACTTCATGGTCTTCACAGGCTCTGACAGTTGCCTAGCACCTCAAGACCCTGCTGCCACCATCCGCGAAATCATGACCCGCATCGTCGAGGACATGGATCAGCTTGAGCTTGAAGTGAGAGGGGAGGACTTTTAACATGAAAGAACTCGATAAGCTAAAGCGTCGCGTACCACTCTACGTCATGGTGTCACCTGACACCAAGGACTTCGTAAATCAACTCAACCAAGTAACCAATATCTCCGAGGGCAAAATCATTGATCGCGCCATCGAAGCACTCAAATCAACTAAACTGAAATAACATCATGAACAAATCCGAATCAATTAAACACCTCGCAGTCGCACTCAACAAAGCACAGGCAGTAATGTCAGGCGCTAAAAAGTCTGCAGCCAACCCGTTTTTCAAATCGAAATACGCTAACCTTGAGGAAGTCATCGCCTGTATCAAGGAGCCATTCGAGTCCAACGGCCTCAGCTTCATGCAGTTCCCTATCACCGAGGACGACCGCGCAGGTGTCGAGACAATCGTCATGCACGAAAGTGGCGAGTGGATCTCTGGCAGCTTCATGCTCAAATGCTCTAAGCTCGACCCGCAGGGGATGGCATCAGCAATCACCTACGCTCGTCGCTACGGCATCCAGAGCATCGCAGGCATCCCTAGTGAGGACGACGACGGCAACGCAGCCTCACAGGCTCCTAAGCCCGCTGTGTCCTTCCTGAAGCCTAAGGGAGCCATTGCCCTGCTATCCTCAGCGGAGAGCCAGAAGGATCTGGTGGACGTGTGGAACTCATTCCCCATCGACATCAAGCAGAACGCTGACGTGATCGAACTGAAAGACCAGTTAAAGACTGAGCTTAGCTAGACTCACCAGCACTAAGCGGCTCCGAAAGGGGTCGCTTTTTTTGTGCGCATTAACGCTTGACCGACCATTCTGGTAACCCATTCTTTAGTTATGCCTGCTTGGGAATTTGAATACACGACACCCATCATGCCAAGTGCCTGTAGGGTCATTAAGCACGCTGACACCCCCGAGAAAGCCCTAGCGTTCTTCGCGAAGGGTAGCATTAAGGCAGACAATTTAGTCATCATCAGGTCAAAAGCACCGATGACGTTAACCCAAAAACCGAAAAGATTATGATCAAAATGAGAGTCCCAGACCGTCACCTAGCAAGCTTCGTCAATTCAAAGGGCATCACCTGTCGTCCACGCACCGAGGAGGAAGAGGAAGCCTACATGGAAGCCCTCCCTGAGTTCGTGCCATACGTTGACCCTGCCAGCCTATTGCCCATCAGCAAGAACGTCACACGCCTCATCACGTCCAGAATGAAGCAGGAAGGCTGCACACGTGCCGTAGCTTGCCACGAGCAACACGTTACGGTCGGCCAGTATCTAAAGTCCCTCAAGCGCATCAAGGAGGAAGGACGATAATGTCGGACGTCGTGATAACGTGTCCTTTATCCGTCATGCTACCACGCAAGACGATGCCCGACCGCAAGTACATCATCAATAAGAACAATGAGCGGAACTGGCACTTCATCGTCAGCAACAAGATCAAACAGGTGTATAAGGAGGCCCTCCGTGAGCAGTTGGAGGGCCTCACTTTTACCCATCCGATCAAGCTGAAGCTGGTATATTTTAAAGCCAGCAACAGGCGCTCTGATCGCACCAATGTTCTGTCGCAACATGAGAAGTTTGCGGCAGATGCGATGGTTGAGTTCGGCTGCATCCCAGATGACAACGATGACGTAATACTAAGCTCTCACTACTCTGGTGGCACGTTAGACAGGGAGAATCCGAGGGTGGAAATTAGGGTCGTGCAAGATAATTGAATTATTTTCACTTTTATTTGATTTAGGGGTTGACCTATATAACTTCATGAACATTGTGAGTGATGTAGGACAGCAACAAACACACTAACTCAACCGAAAACACACACATGAAAAAAGTAGACATCAAATACGTAACAATGATTAACGGCGACGACGGATGGACAACAGTTCACGCTTATTCTTCCGCTAAAAATGCGATCACAAAGGCTCGCGATTATGTTAAATCTTTCGAGTTCGATTACATCGATGAATATCGATGCGAGGTTTCCAACTACGGTCAAGTGGTTTCAGTAATGAATCTTAAGCAGTTCGAAGAGCGTTGCGCGTTTAATCTGATCCCAGAATACGAACTTTGCATGGGATATTAATCCACTCACTACGGGGCGCAGCATCCTACACTGCACTTTTAATTCAACCAAATCACACATTATGAATCTATCAGATTACACACACGACCTTGAAGGAAAAACCCTTTTTGTCACATTCAACAACCGACCACAGCACTGGCAACAGCATGAATATGTTGTGGTTGGTTCACGTGCTGTTCACGTTGGCGCGCGCAATTACTGGTGCAGCGTTCAAGGCAGTTTTGAGCAGCAAGAGGTTGCACACGCTCGCAATATTGAAGTTCGTGATGGTGCGCTTTATGTTGCAAATACATACGCTGGCGATCTGCCATCATGTGCCGTTCTTAAAGCTGAGCATACCTGCCAAGAATGGAAGTTTTGGGCAGTTGCATATTCAGTTCTCGGCAAGATTATTGAAGAAAATGTTGGCTTTAAGGGTCGCAAAGCTGCCATTGAATACGCAACCGCATTTGACGAAGACGAAGCAACCTTCCAATTCATTTCCTGCACTGCTAGAAATTTAGCATAACCCATTCCTACGGGGCGCAGCATCCTACACTGCATCACATCACACCACACCACACACTATGAACTCATTCAAAACCGAACTATTCAAGATCTCCTTCGAGGAGCCAACTGGCCAAGACCATCCCTGCGTCACCATCACGCACGTTAAATCCGATCGGTATCTCGACTTCTTCACTCTAGCTTCCCTCTGCATTGAGGTTGACGATATGATTCAAGATAGATCTATCGACGCTACTGAAGCCATCAAGATCATCCGCAAGTCTGCGTCCTTCTTCATCCTTAACGGAGAGTAACACTATGAAAACACTCACACTACTCACGCTCATCCTTGCCACCTGCTCTGTAAGCGCCTACACAGACGAGGAGGTCATCGCCTCTACACTTATCCTTGAGGCTGGAGGCGAATACGCTGAAGGCAGCATGGAGGCCGTCTATGAGGTTATCTGCAACCGCGCATACAAGCGCAACCTCACACGCAGCGAAGTATGCCTGCAACGCAAGCAGTTCAGTTGCTGGAACTCAGGCAAGCTTAATGAACTTGTCGCCAAAGCAAAAAAACACTCGCGTTACGGTTATGCACTCGCCATTGTAAACAGTCGCAGGATCACCAACTACACTAACGGATCAGACCACTACCACGCAGACTACTGCAACCCATACTGGGCAAGCAGCATGACAGTCACCACCAAGATCGGTCGCCACATTTTCTATAAGTAACTCTCAGGCACTTCGCCTAAAATAAAACACACAACACACAATACAATGTCAGACTCAGTAAACATCACAGGCCCAGTAACAGTAATCCAAGAAGAGCAGACCTTCGGTTCTGGCTTCACTAAACAGTCGTTCGTCGTCCAAGTGGGTGACAAGTATCCGCAGGATCTCTGCATTGATGCAGTCAAGGATGACTGTGCCAAGGTAGCAGCACTCAGCGTGGGTGACGTGGTTAGCGTGGAAGTTAACCTGCGTGGCCGCGAGTATAACGGGAAGTACTACACGAACCTCCAGATGTGGAAGCTCGCAGTGACTACCCCAGCTACAGCTACAGCTCCAGTAGTTGACGACCCAGCAGCCGAAGAAATTCCCTTCTGATTTAGAATTAAATTAGAATAATTAGAAGGTTGACACTTTCTAAGTTAGACGGTAGCGTTCTCTGTATGGAAAATAAAAAATGTTTTAAATGCGGAGAACGCTTACCTTTAACTGAGTTCTACACCCACAAAGGGACGAAGGACGGCCACCTAGGCAAGTGCAAATCTTGCACGAAAAAGGATATGGCAGACAGGAAGAAGCTAAAAAGCAAAGACCCAGAGTGGGCTTTTAACGAGCGTGAAAGGCATCGCTTAAAGTCAATAAAGCGCAGGGCCGAGGGTAAGGTTAATTACGGGAGTAAGAAGCAAATGGACGCATCAGACCCCAAGAGACGAGCCAACTCTGCAGCATCACACATCCCAGCCCCTAAGGGGAGTCATCGACACCACTGGAGCTACGAGGAAGAACACTGGAAAGATGTTATCATCCTACCAATAGCAGAACACTGCAAAGTCCACCGCTACACAATTTACGATAAAGAACACCTGCAATACCGAACAGTTCACGGAGTGCTATTAGACTCAAGGGAGTTGGCCGAGAAGTATTACGCTATCGTGCTGACCATTGAGGACGGCATTTACTCTGAGCTCCAGAAACTGTTCTAAGCGCCAACCATTGTCCCCAATACTGCCTCTCAGTTGCCTTCTGGCCGCTGAGGGGCTTTGAGGTGTAACCAGCTCAGTAAAATCTGACTCAACTAAAATCAACCCACATACATCATGACGAACACTACAGAAACTGAACCAGCATTCCACCACACTAGCCGACGTCCGATCTTCCAGCCATCCGAGCGCAAGATCCTGCAGAACGGTCTCAATAGCCTTACACGGGCCTGTGAGGCTCAGGAAAAGCTTATCGAGGTCATTAAGCAGGAACTGGCAGACAGCAAGGAGCGATGCCTAAAGTACGCACTACGCAGCAAGCAGCTAGAGGAGCGTGACTACATCAACAAGGGTGAGGTAGAATAGGGACGCCTTTCAACTTCCGAAAGCCGTACCTACTAGACAGGCTTCACCACAGCGACCACAACTCGGTTGCCTAAACCCTCAGCGAATGGCACAACGCCATCCTCTGTCAACAGCAGCATACCCTTAGACGCTTTGACGTTACGGTAGAATATATGGTCACCACTGGCAGCATACACGGTGGTGGCCTTCGCATTTGCGTAGTCGTAAACCTGTGACAACACGTCGACAGCAGGGTTGCCAAATGATGCTAGAGGTAAGAGCAGTAGTAGTAAGTGTCGCAAGTCCTTATTATACAATATCTTGCGGAGCTTTACTATCGAGTGATCAACGTATGCACGCTGCGGATATCACGTAGTCGCTAATGATTGCGTTGGCTTGCAATTTTCCCATAAATAGATGAATTTAGGGAATGAGCGAAGAAATTGAAACAATTGCGGCAAAACCCGTGAAGTATATTCCGAACCACGGACTAGGTAGACCAAAGGGAGCTAAGAACAAGGTCACTACGCAAGTCAAGACGGGTTTGCTGAAGGCTTTGGAAGAAGGAGAAGGCGCTGCGGCTTTCTTTACCAATCTCAAGTATAACGATCCTCGGACGTTCTGCAATGCAGTGGTCAAGCTGATACCAGTTCAAGTCGAGGCTGACCTAAAAGGACAGATCGACAACAACATCACCGTCACCTTTGTCGGGCCTTCCAATGGGTAATATCTCAGTAACCGTAAACTTCGTACGCATCCAGCAAGCCAAGGACGATGGCAAGGACGGATGCATCTTACAGGGCTCAGCAGGTTCCTCTAAGACCTTCAGCGTCATGCAGTGGCTCGCACAGCACGCTAGCAAGACACCAGCACAGCGGATCTCATGCTACCGACAGTTCCGCAGCTCGGTCAAGGAGACGCTGGTGGCTGACTTCAAGCGTATCATGTCAGAGGATGAGGGCATGATGGGCATCTGGGAGGACAAGTGCTGGAATGCCAGTGACCTGCGCTACGTGTTCCGTAATGGCTCTGTGATAGCCTTCAATGGCTGCGACAAGGCAGAGAACCGTAAAGGTAAGCGAGATGACATCAGCTACATGAACGAGGTCACAGAGGTGAACTACGAGTCATTCAATCAGATTGCAATGCGTACGTCATTCGTCATTGCCGACTTCAACCCCAGCTACGATCACTTCATCTACAAGTTCCGCAGCAACCCTGACTACGCATACCACGACTCAACGTTCCGTGACAACCCTCTGCTGCCTGCTGGTGAGCGTAAGACCATCCTCGGGTACGAGCCTACCAAGGAGAACATCGAGAAGGGTACAGCGGACGACGCTATGTGGCAGATCTACGGTATGGGCAAGCCAGCTATCCTCAAGGGGCTGATCTTCACCAACTGGACCGAGACTGATGAGTGGCCGTCACTGGATGCCTGCGAGCGTCGTGGCTTCGGCTGTGACGTTGGATTCGTTGACCCTACCACGCTGATTGAGTGTAGATTTGCACAGAACACGCTGTATTTGCGTCAGCGAGTGTGGGCTACAGGCATCACAGACCTTCCTAATGCTGAGAGCAGTGACGGTTCGCTGGTCGAGATCATGCAGAGTGAGGAGATACCGAAGGATCAGCCGATCTACGTGGACTGTGCTTACCCTCAGACTACCAAGGCTTTGCGTACGTATGGATTCAATGCCATCAACTGCACAAAGGGCAAGGACTCCATAGCCGAGGGCATACAGCTACTCAGGCGCTTCAAGATCAAGATACACTGCAACTCACGTCAGCTCATCAAGGAGTTTGCCAGCTATACATGGAAGGTGAACCCACAGGGCATGATCACGAACACTCCTATCGACAAGTACAATCATGGCATTGATGCCGTCAGATATTGGGCCAAGGCACAGATGCCAGCTGTTGGCACGTCTCACAGGCTCAAGATCAACCGTGTGAAGGTAGCTGGAGGAGCAATGCCTAGATACTGATGAGTGGAGCATACGAGCTATTCCACGTCACAGACACAGCTACGGTGGACATGGCACTGGAGCTGGTTGAGCAGGTGCATGGTGACTGTCACCCTTGGCTGCCTGAGGAGTCACGTGCAGAGTATCTGCTGCGGTTCGGCATCTTCCATATCGTGTTCAGGGATGGAGAGTACCGTGGCTTCTTCGCTATCATGACGGATGAGGCTGGTGCATTCATTCACATGGGTACTACAGGAGGCCGCTATGCTATCAAGGACGTCCTCTGGAGTCTTCCTAGGGCTCAGGGTATAGCAGCGAACGTGTACGGCATTACAGAGCTATTCTGCGAGGTTGACGAAGATAGCATAATGTCCAAGCTTGTCAACAAGTTAGGCTTCACGAGGGAGTCTACTTCAACCTACAAAATTACATATCATGGGCAGTAAACCTAAAGCACCTAAACCAGTCACTCCACCTACGCCTGTTGCAGCAGTAACTGAGGAGGATCCAACAGCACAAGCAGCGGGTGACGCAGAGCGTCGTCGTATGGCAGCCCAGAAGGGTCGCACTCAGTCGGTAACCTCACAACGTTCAACAATCCTCGGATAACATGGCAAAGCGCAAACCAACATCATATGCGGCATCTGAGGGAACTCAGGATGATCGTGCAGTAAAGATCATAGCGGCGTATGGTGCTGACAAGAGCGCACGAGCTAATGTGGACACGACGTTTCGAGATATCGAGCGTCTAGTCCTCCCGTCGATGAACGGTAGCAACACGGACAACAGGCAGGCAGCTGGTCAAGATCAGCGTCCTGTCAGTTCCGTGGCTACTTCTGAGGCCATCTTGCTTGGCTCCAACCTGTATTCACACAGCTACAGTAACTCTGACCGCAACTTTGCGCTACGTGCTGCATCTGATGACGACCGTGACTCGATGAAGGAGTGGTTGCAGACTGCTACGGACAAGATCACGGAGTATATGCAGAACTCCAACTTCGGGCAAGTGTACGGTGAGTTCACACGTATCTGGGCGAACTTCGGCACAGGCATCTGTGGGGTAGAGTTCGATAAGGACACCTCAGAGCTCGTATTCACGTCGATACCGATCACAGCGAACGTATACATCACTGAGAACCACCAAGGGCAGGTGAAGGGCTTCAAGCGCCTTCTACAGCTCACTGCTGATGATGTGGTGGCTATGTTTGGTGAGAGTGCGCTATCTACCGACGGCCAGAAGGCTTACGGTGACATTTCCAAGTCAGGGCAGAAGTTTGACTACATTCTATGCGTGTCAGAGAACCCTGACTATGACTATCGTCGTGCAGATGCAGGCTCAATGCGTTTCCGCAGCGAGTATGTGTGCGTAAAGGACAAGCGTATCGTCAAGGTTGGCGGCTACCGTTCGTTCCCTTACCCGACAGCTCGGTTCATCAAGCGTCATGACGGGTCACCTTACGGTCTTGGTTGCTGCGAGATGGCGCTTCCTACTATCCGTGGGTTGAACACAGCCGAGGCACAGATGCAGGACTCGCTACAGATGGCTTCACGGCCTCCTACAG